GGGCTCATTTATTATAGAATCGGGTGTGTATGATATTGTATCCGTGCCGGTAGCAAGTTTATTAACGTCACTTCTATTTAAATAATCGCTCTTGGGATAATTACCTGTCACATCCGAGAATCCTTTCGATGTGTCGGGCATTCCGCCCTGTAACGCCATCATTGTTCCTATAATAACTGGGTCTTGGTGCGAATCTCCATCTTTGAAAAACCCAAACACCCAACTACCTGCATATAATCCATGAGGGGATGCTCCAAGGCCGGACATTCCAGACGAGGTACAGGGCATCATAACAGTTGCCCATGGTAAATCCTTGGTGGGTATTAATGTTTTGTCGTCGGTGTGAAAACCAAAACACCTTGCACGAACTCTATTTAACATGCTCGGGTCTTGTATGTCTTCAATTACACCTGAAAACCACATAAAATTATTCATTATGTTTTACTCGGTACATTTTCATTTAAACTTACGTCTGTACTGTCTCTAACTATTCTTACTATACATTTATACACGCCCTTTTCGAAAGAATGAACGTTGTTTATTACCAAGTATTTACCTGACATAAACCGATCAATGTTATGTTCGGCATCAATAGCGCTTAGATCATCGAGCGCGGGGTCGATAGGTTTCGGTAATAGAATATCAACAATAGAACCGCTACTTAGCTCGGGATTGCCAGGGACGGTCATGCTATGAACCATTGCCTGTATATTCTCCTCTATTGAATTGGTTATACCAAACATAGGAGCTATGGTTGAATTATAATTTTGTTCATTATCAAACAATAATGAGCTCTTGTTGATAATACTAAAATATGTATCACCAAACTCCGAGAGTTCGAGATTCTTGAACTTTATACCCGAGGAATAAAGAGACTGGGTATTGATAATGTTTTTGTTGTTGTATTTGAATAAGTGATTTTTATAAGTTTTCTTCGATGTATCGACTTCAAGAGTATTGGACGAATACACACCATTATTCTGTGCTGCCAACTTAGAGAATCCCAATTCGGACGACAAGTCAATAATATTATATTTGTCTTCATTAAACCCTGCGGCAGCATGTGGGTCACCAGCATTGTCATTACTTGCTTCTTTGTTTTTAAGTGCGTTCTTTTTATACACGCCTCGTACCTTTCGTTCAAGCATCGGTTTAAATGATTCTATTCTAATGCCATCAAACAATGTTTCATAAACAAAAAACTTATAGCCCAATTCATCGTATGCACGCTCAAGCAATGTGTCGATTGCTTCGTTTATGTTCATGTTAGGAATAATACCCTTGATATTACCGGCAGACGTTAAACTGACGTTTGCGACCGGCGTATCTAAATCTCCTTCTATTAGATTTTTAATAATACTTACAACAGATCCGTTTATCTTTTTTGATACTCTTACTATACTTGCGAGATATCCATGTTTTGATATGCATGATAATTTATATATCTGAGTATTGTTACCTTGGCGAGAATACAATGGTATATCAACGACATAGCACTCCTTTTCGAAAATCTCAAGTTCTTCTCCATTATGTTTTGCCAATACAAAATTGATCTTTTCGTTTCCAGATATCTTAACTAGATTGAAAAAATCCGCGGCATCAACTATAGAGAATTCATACGTTAGCGTCGATGTGTATACACTTTCCACAATTTCCACGCTCTGAATCAAGTCGCCTATATCCCAGGTAATACCGGCATGGTTGGTAAGTTCTATCTTCTTAAATTGATACGATGTAGCCGATATATTAGACTGACCCATTTAACAACCTTTTGAATTTTAAAGCAAAATCTTGAATTAATTCAGGACGGATTGCTCTTATTGCAGATCGTTTATCATTCAATTCAGTTTCCCATTCTCTATTACTGACATAGGTTAAGGTATTATTCCCAGCACCGCCAGGGATGAATAAACTATTGTCAGTAATAAGACCATTAGCATCGGTGTAATATTTTGGAGCAATCTTTCGTTGGAATACCTGCCATGACGATATAAAATCTAATGAAGTTTCCCCTTGTACGTTCTCAGGATCCCCTGTTGCTCCCCCAGGTTTAAATGACCCTGTGACGTTCTCTAATGTGATATGATTATATCGAGAGTTCTTGGCCACGATTTTTCCTGTAGCGCCAGACAAACTACCCGTTATTGTTTCTCCAATGGTGAAACGACCTGCCACACTATCCAGATAGTTAGTAATCAATTGATCGGAATTTCTTTGTATTGTAGGCAAAGCGCTTATCACAACACCGGCATACTCTTCATCCATATATTTTTCAAATTCCTGTGAAGACAATGGCCAACCAGACAATCCTCCATGTAGCGTGTCATTAACGATAAAGAAAGTCCAGTAATAGTCAGGAGTTCCATATAACTTATATGATACAACATCAGGTCTCTCGCCATCGTGTATCTGATAATATTTGTAACCATTGGCATCATCGATTATATTTTCACGAACATGTATATATCGGAAAATGTCCTTGATGTTAGTCTTAACACTATCGGTACCGAATTCATATTTGGTGTATGGAAATGGTTTAAAAAATGACATTATTTAACTCCTTTTAGCGCCATAAGAACGAACCTTATATTTTTCAAGATTATCAATGTCTTTTTGTGATAATGATCTAGTCTCTTGAAATGAAATTGCAACATCAACTTCGCTTGGCTCACCATTTTCGAAGAACACACTAGACGTTGGATTATATGAAACATTCATAGAAGTCATGTAGGTTTCATAAATTTTCGAAATGTGTTCCATTTCGTCTTCGCCGTTGAAGAATGATATTTCGAACTTAGAAGGATATTTAAGTATAAAAGCGTCTTGTTCTTTCGGGTACATATTACGTCTAAACGCATTAATAATAGAGGTAATCACTTTTGATTCGTCTGCATTAACTGCAATCAATTTAAATGCAAAAGAATAAGATCTAGGTGTGATGCCTGTAAATGTAACATTGGTATAAGAATTCATTACCTTTTTGTTAGCAAAGGAGAAAACTTCTCTTGCAGAAGAAAATGAAGCGCCAGGGACCACATTAGCAAGAACAGTTGCCGCAATGGCAGATCCCCAATTACCACCCGAGGATTGTTTTAGATTTCTCATTGCGCCAGAAATTGCACTACCAGTTGCCTTGGCAAAATCTCCAATACCGCCACCTGCAAGCACAGCACTACCTATTGCGCCAAGATTCATTGTACCATAACCAGCGCCATCTGCAAATGCAATACCTATAGGCATGTGAAAGTTTATTTCTTCTACCTTATCTGCATCGATAATCTTGAACTTAATAAAGGGATGAATCTTTCCTAAGTCCGAAGGAAATCTGTGTATTGTGGTTTCTGCCATGAGGTGGTTACCTTATAAATAACTTTTTTGTATGTGTTTATTTATATATGGCTTATAGCGGAAAGTTTGTACCTATTAATAAAAATAAATATAAGGGTGACTGGAACAAGATAGTATACCGATCAACTTGGGAGAATGCTGCGTTCAAATGGTTGGATATGAATCCAGACATTAAGTTTTGGAATTCAGAAGAAGTGGTAATTCCTTATACATGTGCTACCGACCGGCGCAGGCATAGATATTTTGTCGATCTTTGGTTCGAGACCACGAAAGGAAAGAAGTATCTAATAGAAATTAAACCAAACAAAGAAACTAAACCACCCAAAAAAGGGGTAAGACGTACTAAAAAATATATACGAGAATCAATGACGTATGCAAAGAATATGTCTAAATGGAATGCTGCCTCTGAATTTGCGTTAGACAATGACTGTGTATTCTTTATATGGACAGAGATCGAACTTAAGTCTCTTGGCATTAAAATTATGTAGCACATACCAACCTGCCTCGGCAGAACTTAATTATTATAACACAATAACTAACATTTGTCAACCATTATCTGAAGCAAATTTCTATAGTTTTAATGTCCAACCAGATCTGGTTTTATAATTAGGCCTGTTTAAAATTCTGCTAATCTGCCATTCCGATAGATTTAAATCTGCTACCATCTTCGCTCTAGTGCCAGAAAATGAGGCACCCGATATATTGATTAATGTGTATATCTCTTCTGCTCTGCGCGCTATATACGCGATTCTGGCCATTGACATCTTTTGTCTGGTTTCCTCTGATGCTTTTTTACCTTTCGATGCTATTGACATATTGCGCTTGGCTTCCTCAGAATGTCTTTTACCAGTTCTCGTTATCGACATTTTCCGTTTAGTTTCGTCTGACATATTTAACGCAGCAGTCCTCATACGAGCTTTTGTTTCGTCTGACTTGGCGTGGTGTAAACGCGCTTTTGTTTCGTCGGACATATTTAACTTAGCAATTCTCATACGAGCTTTTGTTTCGTCTGATCGCTTTCTACCTGTCCTTGATAATGACAGCTTTCTTTTATGTTCCACGGACTGAGGTGTGCCCAAGGTATTAAACCCCGATGCAGTTGCTTTAGATCTATTATAAAATAAAGGATTTCTTGATACATTATGATCATTATGAAGATCTATTTCATTCTGGGAAGCTTCGTCTCTCGTATCAAATATTGAAATGATGATCTTTTCGAAAGATAACATACCTTGTATTGATATGGACTCATCAAGATATTTTGAAGAACCCATATATGGATCATCTTCAGGTAAACATTTACAAGATCTGACACCGATGTAATATCGACATCTATCTGTGGGATGCAAATTAGTTATTAGATAGGTGTAGTGATAGGTATAAATAGAATTATGCATTTCAATATCTCAGTTATTGTGATGATAGAATCGGAAGGTTCTTCAACCACCTTCCGATTCGTTTCTATTATTTATAACAAACCCATTTTGTGGACGATTACAATGGCAATAAAATAACAATATGAGTTCATTATTCGACAAACTACA